GGACCAGCTGGTCCTTGTGCACCTGTTTCTCCTTTAGGTCCTGTAGGTCCTGCTGGTCCTTGTGGTCCAGCTTCACCAGTAGCACCTTGTGGTCCAGCTGGTCCTTGTGCACCTGTTTCTCCTTTAGGTCCTGTAGGTCCTGCTGGTCCTTGTGGTCCAGCTTCACCAGTAGCACCTTGTGGTCCTGCTGGTCCTTGTGCACCTGTTTCTCCTTTAGGTCCTGGAGTAAGTTCTATACTTGCAATACCTTCTTCTATATGATCTAATTTAGCCTTTGTTATTACATCGTTATCGTTCCAAGTTTGCTTTTTATACGCCATACTATTCACCCTTTCCTACTTTTGCTTTACCAACTTTGGCTTTTCCAACCCTAGCATTATCTAGGGGAATACTAGGGAGTCACAGCTACTTCAACTTCTGCTTTTACTATAGCCTCTGAATCAACTGCTTGAATATCTAATCTTTCTCTTACTTTTATACCTGTTTGGTCTTTTCCCCATAGGTCTCCAGCTTCTGTTGATATTTCTATTGTCATGTTCTCTCTATCAAATATAGTTATAGCTTCTTTTAAATCTCCACATATTATCGGATGCTTCCAAGCTGTTTCTCGTCCTGAAGAACCTACTCCCTTAGACTTTAGAACTTTATTAGATACAACAGTAACTGGATATTCACCAAATAGTAATTTCTTAGTTGCATTAGTTGGATCTGCTTGTAATACATACTTTCCATCAGAATCTTTTAATTTATCTAACCAATTAAAACCACTTTGATTAGTTACAACACCAGAAGAAACAGCAATAGCAGGATCTAACTTTTCATTAAAAATATCCTTTAATCCATCTAAATCTTTAATAGAAACCTCTTTACTAGTAGTTATTTCATCAATCTTTTTTACTATTAATGCATTTCTAGTTGCTTTACTCTTCTTTGCTATCCATCTTCTTAAATAACCCATTATATTTTCAGCAGTATCTTGTAATAACTCTCTAGTTACTTTTAAAATTCCACCTTTTTTCTTAACCTTATAAGATATTTTTTCAAATTGTGGAGTTGATTCTTCTTGGAATTCTGCTTCCTCATCAACATTGTCAAAAGGAGTTTGATCTGCTGCTTTCTCTATAACTCTTGTCCCTGTTTCTGTAGATACAGTTTCAACATTAACTAAATTTTCTAATGCATCCTGACTTCTTCTTAGCTCCTTTATTGAAGTTTGGATATCTTGAGGCACTGTCAACCCTCCATCTGCTTCTGTTCCCTCTTTCATAGAGTTTTTTAATATTTTCATATCTTTTTCTGCTACTGGTTTCTTTGATAATCCTGCCTTAATAGCATTAACAAAAGCATTAACAACTTCTTTTCCCTTATTAACTGCTCCAGATATAACTGTTACATTTTCATTTTCAATATCATCTTTTATTTTCTCTTCTGCTTCATCTTCTAGATCATATAAAACATCAAATTTTGCTTGAAGGTCTATTAATTCTTTCTTTGCAGCCTTTGCCTCTTCAATCTTATTTTCCTTTGCTAAATTTTTGACTTCTTCCTTTTTAGCATTAATCTTGTTTAATAATTCTATTAATTCTTGTGGCATTATTTATTTCCTCACTTTCATTTTTTAATTTAAAAATTTCAATAAAAAAAGACTTACATTCCATACAAATATAAATCTTCTAATATACTTTCTTTTTCATTTTCTAAGTTATCTTGTACTTTACTATGTGGTTTATCCTTTTTCTTTAAATCTTCAGGAGTATTTTTATATCTATTAAAATAGCTAGATACACACGCTACAGCCATAGCTGAATCTTCAACCTCAATATTAAAGTATTGTGCTGCCTTATCTCCTGTCATCCACGTCTCTTCTTGCATCATTGTCTTAATCTCATCTATGCTAACTCCATCTTTTAGGTTTTCAGCATAAACATTGAGAATTGTTTCTCCGCAAGCATCTAAGTCATCAGCCATTTTTCTAAATTCCTTAGCATTATATCCTCCCCATATCCCCATCCAAGGATCATGTATCATTGTTTGAGCGGTTTTAGGAATAATAACAGTATCTCCAGCCAACATTATTACAGAAGCAATACTTGCAGCTAACCCATCAACATGGACTATTTTATTACACTTCTTTCTTTTAAGTTGGTTGTAAATAGCAAGACCTGCATAGACAGAACCTCCACCGCTGTTTATATAAATATTTAAATCCTTACCTTCATCAATAGAATTTAAAACTTCTAAAACATCTTGTGGACACTTATCTTCATCACACCACTTTCCCCAGCTATCACTAACTATGTCACCATAAAAATATAGCTCTTGGCTATTGACTTCATTCTTAAAGTCCATGTGGCCAACCTTGTTAAGCTTCCCTTCCTTATTTCTTGAAAGAAATTCTAGTGTTTTACTCATTGTTTTCACCCCCTTTCCCATATTGTTTGCCTACTTTAGTTATAGGGATATAGTTACCATTCATAAATAGCTTATCTCCTCCTTCTGCTGATGGATATCCTAGTTCTTCTCTTCCTTCATCAGGCATTATTAAGCCATTATTAACTCCTTTAGCAAGAATCTCCATTTGAGTTTTACTATCTGTTCTTAATAGTACCTTCTCATTAAATTTAAAATGATAGCCTTCTTCCAGTTCCTCTTTATCTAGCAATTTATAATTGAGCTCTTCTTCATACTGTTTTAATATAAACAATACTGTATCTACATAAAAGCTAAGTTGCTGCATTTCTGAATTAGAATAAGAACTCTTTTCATAATCATTTAATTGATTAGGCTTTATTCCAAATGCTCCTGCTATTTGAAGGGCATTAAATTTTTTCAATTCAAAGAATTGACTATCTGTAAGCTTAATATCTAATGGTACTAGTTTCATACCTAAAGGAACAGGAATAATTTTACCTGAGTTTTTTGAACCGTTAGCAAACTCTTCAAACCCTTTTATAAGCCTTGTTTTTGCTTCTTCATTCAAATCTCCTGTATATTCAAGTACAGCTTTTGCAGTAAGGCCACTTTTATATAAATTATTCATGAAATTTTGACTTTCTAAGCCACCCTCTAATGTACTTTTAAGGACTTCTCTTACTGGAACTCCTAAAATACCATCAAAACTGTATGATGTTTTAAAGTGCAGAACCTCAGAACTATTAAATACATATTGTTTAGCTGAATATTTATCAGTGTATAAATACCACAATCGTCCTTTGGCCCCAAAAACACCTTCATCATCTATTAAAACTCGAACATCATTAGATGGCATAATCCAAAAATCTTGAATTTCATAACTTCCACCATACTTATTTCTTTTAAACTTTTTCCTTATCCAAACATAAGCATTTCCGTAATGATTTCTATTCTGCTCTATTGTTGCCCAAAAGATAGATGGTGTCATAAGTGCATTTGGCCTTGTCCTTAAAAGCTTGTGAACTTTATTAGACTTAACCCTTTGAACTCCCTTCTCTGTATCTTGACGAAATTTCAAAGGCATTTTTCCTAATGTTTCTGATAACATCTTTAAGCAAGTAAAATATGTAACCTCACTCACTAATTTCTTTGGAGTTGAACTTATTCCAAGCCATTCTAATAACTCTTGACTTTGCATATCTACAGATTTAGCTGGAGTAATGGCATTTTTTATTCCTTTTGCAATTCTACTAAATACATTCACTCTATCACCCCCTTTACCATCCCATCATACTTAAGTAATCTTCTGTAACTTCGTTTATATCTATTGTTGATTTATTTTCTATCATCACTTTATGAACATCTATTATCGCATCAACAGGATCTATCCTCTTAGTTCTGTAATTTTTATCTATCTTACATTCTCCAAATGAATTATGAGTTAATTTAGCATTAGCTATACTCCAAGTTAATAAAGCATTTTTTCTATTATACTTTATCGCTTTTCCATCTACAGATAATTGAAAATCTACTGTAGCACTATTTAAGTTTCTAGCACTTTGAATAATTTCTATGCAATCACAACCAAAAGATTCTAAATCGTTCAAAAATGCATCTGCATTATGTGGATCATATGCTATGAATCGATATTTCAAATCATATTCTTTCTGCAACTGTTTTAAATAATTTATTATATATTTATAATCTGTTTTTACTCCTCCAAGAGTTTCTGTTACCGTTATTAGTTCTTTTTTTACCCACATATCGTATGGCGCTTTATCTGTTTGTATATGCTCTAGTAGTCTATTTTTAGGAATAAAGCTATGACTCTCAATAAAATACTCATCATTTCCCAACTCAAATTCTAGAGCTGCTGATGTTAAATCTCCACCACTTGATAAATCAAGTCCTACTCCACACTCTTTCCCTCTCATATCTTCAAGAGTTAAATCACTAGCACATTCTTTCCACTTTTCTATATCTATATAATCGTCATCTGACATTTGAACCCACATATTAAGACTTTTAGTCATAAAGTTTCTAAGTTCTTCTCCTTGCATTTCCTTTGCTTTGATTGCATCTGCTCTTAAACTATTTAAAGTTTCCTCTGTCCATAGTGGATTAGCCTTAGGCCAATTATTTTCATCCCATATATCATCATTTTTATCTAACTGGCATATATAAATAAACTGTGTTTCATCTTGATGCACACCTTTCAGAACCTTAACACAATAATCGTATAATTCTTTACATGGTGAATTTATATCAAAACCTGCAGTTGTTATAACACTTACTAAACATTGCTTAAGTTTCTTTGTTCCATCTGTCAATAATTTGTACATTTGATTTGTTTTATGTTTATGATATTCATCAACTGAACCAAAATAAGGCCTAAATCCATCAATACTATCAGTATCGCGACCTAATGCCTTTATGGTTCCATTTGTTAAATTACATTCTATTTCTGATTTATAATCTTTTATAGTAAATAATCCTTTTCTTGTTTTAGTCCCACTCAACTCTTTATCTGCATTTATAAACTTATAACACTCTTTAACTACTATTCTAGCTTGAGCTTCTTTTGTTGCTGTTGCATATACTTGGGGATAATTGTAACCATCAAAATTACCATAATAAAGTGACGGAACTGCATTCCCAACCGATTTTCCATTTTGTCTTCCAACTTGCTCATATGATGTTCTGAATCTTCTATATCCAGTATCCTTATGTATCCATCCATTCCAAGAACCAAATACAAAACATTGAAAGTCCCATAGTTTCATTAATGCTGGCTCATCACCTTCAGCTAATGTAAGATTTTCCGAAAAATTCATTAAGTTATTAGCTTTCTCTTCACTCCATATATACGGAAATTCTTCTGTTCCCTGTCTTTCTAAATCTCTCAAATGTCTTTTACAAGCTAATATTTCAAGTTCCCCTGTTGCTCTGTTTATAGTTCCTTCTACTACGCTCTTAGCAAATAAGGTGGCCCTGTCCATTCTTAGCCTCCAAAATTAGACCACTTACTTTTTGGTGGATCATCATCTTTTGTTGACTTAGGAACATTCTTTATTTTTGCTAAAGGATTTAAGAATAGTCTATCTTCCATCTTAATAAGCATATCCATTTTCTTATTAATAGCAGTTTCTATGGAGAGTATTCCACTAACAGAAATTATATCTCTTAGCTGTTTTTTTATTTTATAGCCAAACCTTGCTTTTCCTTCTTCATCAAATTCTTCTAAGTAGTCCTCAAGCTCTAAAGAATCATAATGAATTTCTTTCACTCTCTGATATGCTTTTAATAATTCTTGATACTCACTAAATGTTTTACAATACCTTGCTAGTAATCCAACATCACCTGATGAAACAAAATCAAAATCTTTATAAATTTTCAATATTTCTTTCCACTTTTTATATGCTTCTGTATCATTTTTTACAAATCCAGGACAGATTATTTTTTTATTTCCTAACTTAATTTCATTTTCTTTTCTAGATTCTATTTCGGCCTTAGTCAAGTGTTTCTTGCCTTTAGCCACTAATAAATCTACTGGTTGAGCATTTCTACCCATGACCTTACCTCCTTCCAAACCTAAAAAAATATTATAAAGGGAGTTTTTGCGAGAAAACAGACCACTCGCACTCTTCGTCTGAAAGTTCAATACTTTTCGTATCCCCCCTACCTCTTCATGCTTTTATGCCTCTTTTGGTGGCAACTCTCACATAAACAAATAAGGTTATCTATATCTAACCTTTTACTCCAATCTTCTTTGATTGGTACTATGTGGTGTACTGTGTTATATGGAGTTATTACATCTTTATCTAAACAATCTCTACATAGTGCATGATCTCTTACTATTGCTAGTTGTCTTCCTTTAATCCATTCCTTACTTTTATAAAACTTATTGTACTTGCTATCTCTATCATAGGTGGTTTGCTTATAATATCTTATATTTTCTTTGCGTTCCTTTTCTGCCTTAGCTTCACATTCAGGGCACCTCTTCATGCTATAAGGTATTACTTTTCCACACCTACATATCTTCTTTAACATTGATTTCCTGTATCGAGAATCTATTAATTATTTCTCTTTTCATTTCCTTAATGGTTAATAGTCTATTACCCTTTATAAATAGATTGGCACTTATATCTTTATATTCAAAGCTAACTTTTGTTCCTGCTAAAATATGTTCTACTATTCCAACATCATAACTTATTGAATTTGCCTCAAGTTGTACATCAGTTATTCTTATATCCTCTTCTTTAATACCGCAGACATCATTTATTAATTCCATATCTTTAGATAATAGTAATACTTTTTCATTACATTCTTCTTCTAACTTCTCTTTAATCTTTCTATAATCATCTGATGATGCATTAACCTTTAACCTAAATATCTTCATTTTTACCTCCCTAATCTAAGCAATGAAAAAGAGCCCTATTTATAGAGCTCTTAATATTACTATTGATATAATAATTTTTTTAATATTTTTTCTATCACTTCAACAACTATACTATTTCCTGCCAACTTATACATTTGACTATCACTTCTGTCTTTACCTCCTTAAAAACAATAAAAAAAGAACCTTATCTTACTAGAATCCTTTCTTTATATATTTAAAGCCAGTAGTATTAAAAGGTAATTAGTGTAAGGGGTACACCTTCCTTTCTTATTTGTTTCTACTGGCTCCTATAGGCTAAACTTCTATTGCCCAGTAAGTATTTTTAGTTCTCTTTACTGCCTTACCTTTCTTTTGTCTTTCTATGTATTCTTTTCTAGTTATTTTCTTCATCTCTTTTTCTGCTCCTTTCATTTGCTTTAGCGAAAGAATTTAAGAACCATCCTTGCACTCTATGATTCTTCTTATCTGTTGCATTAATAGTTATACTAGATATCATTTCATTGAATTTAAACATATATATCATCCTTTCGTATAAAAAGTAAAGACACCTATATTCCTATAAGTGCCTTTGGCATAAAAGGGTATTGAGAATTTATGAGATTTATTCTATCCGGCTTCGTGCCTGTAGGTAAGGTCTTACCGCCTGTCGATAGAGTTTTTATTGCTTCACTCGCCTTATACTACCTACTAAACATATAAGGGTCATAGTTGGCTTATGGCGGAGATAATAGGACTTGAACCTATACACCGATTACTCGATTACTGACAACTTAGCAAGTTGCTCCCTTACCAATTAGGGTTATATCTCCATATTACACCTAGCTTTTACACTAGGTGTCTAAAAATCCAAGGAGGCCACATGACATATGAAAACTGTCCATGCTTTCTACGATTACTATATTATCACAAATAATAGGGGGGAGAAACGGGGGTATTTCGGGGGAAAAACGGGGGTAAAATTTTATACATTAAATCTTTCTTGTTTATATGGATTATAAAATATCATATCTGCCATCTTTTTTATTATCTCTGGTCTTAACTCTTTTCTACAGTAATCCTCATTAAAGTTTAATATATACGCTGTTTGCTCCCAACTTAACTTTCTCTTATTTGTATATCTTAACTCTATCAACTTTCTCTCTTCATGCTTTAAGTTCTCTATTGCTGCATCTATTCTTCTTTTTAACCTAATTTTTCTACTTAAATCACTGCTGTAAGCCTTTAATATTCTTTCTTTTTCTAGAACTTCATTTTCAACACTACTATTAAATTTATTCGTTCCTCCTGTTTTCTCTTTATACTCTATTGCCCCACATCCTGCATATTCTCTTTTCATATCCTCTATATCCAGCTTTAACAACTCTATTTGTGTAACTAAATTATTATAATCATATAAAAGTCCTTCTGTTCTTCTGAATAGATCTTTATCCATACTATCCCTCCTTTGCTACCCTGCAAGCTATTTTCCAATATAATTGAAGCAAATCATTTTCTATTGCATATTCTTCAATCAATATTTCTTCAAATTCTGCTCCGTTTTCTGATTCTTTAATTCTCCATCCTATTACAGTGTAAACCCTACAATTGCTAATTAAATCTGCAACTGTAATGTCTAATATACACTCTGCTTTATCCTCTATAAACCTTCTAATTTGTCCTTCTGTAAATAGTGGGATACAAAAATCTACTGCTTTACCTTTGTTTATCGTATCAGCCTGAATCTGATTACTACAACTTTCCATGCACCACTTATTACATTTTGAATCCATAGCCCAAGCATATATATCGTGAGGTTCACAATTCCACCAATCTATAAATACTTTCTGTACTTCTAAAGGCTGTTCTTGAAATTGTTCTACTGTTATAAATTCCATTCTATACCCTCCTAACTATTCAAGCGTTTCTTGCCAATTAAACCCTTCTTTGAATCTTTTCTCTACTTCTCTTATACCTAACCCAACGGGTATACATGCATCACAATATAAAACACACTCATCTATACACTCACAAACATGACATTCATAACTGCCATACAATTTATTTTTAATACATTTCCCTATAAGTCTTTTTGCTTTACGTTTCCATTTCTTATTTTTCATTTATCTCACCCTTTCTTAGAATTGTGACCTACTCTGTAGGCTTAATTGATATCAATAACACATTTTTATCATATGCATTAATTTCAGTTACAAAATATTCTTTATACCTATCCACATCAGCATAGGTAGGACTAAATTCTTCACCATCATAATTTGACAGTTTTATATGATTGTATGTTTTTATATATTCTAATAAATCTTTTAACTTCATACTTCCTCCTAATTTTGCTTATTATCTTATATGTAGGAGCTATCGAGTAGCCCCTACTAAACTTTGAAGTTTTTATTTGCGACGCCACTTCACTCGTCTGCTTTTCTTAGAATTATTATTTTTTAATTCAACCAGTTGTTATCTAAATAATAAAACCCGTATACAACTATTCCTATTATAAAAATCCATATACACCAAAATATTATTAATAACCAGCTATTCTCATAATCACTTAATGTCTCTTCTATAGTTTTATTTTGAGTGAAATCAACCTTGCTATCGCCTAATAGATTCTCTTTATTTAAATTTGCAAATATAGTTCCTTTACTTTCAGTAGGATATCCATAATATTTATATCTAACATGACTACTTTCTTTCACTGTATCTATATACGTTGTGCTAGGCGGATTAAACTTATTAAAATCAAATTCTATTCCTAAAAAATTAACTTTCTTAGCTTTAAGTTCTTCATTTCCAGCCCAATCCCAAGTCCAATATGTTTCTGTTACATATGATTTACCTACCTTCTTAGTTCTGGTATGCATTGTATATATCTCTTTAACTCTTTCTAAATATAGATACTCTCCTTTAACATCATTATGAGAAACCGTGTCTATAGCTTTTAAATCCCCATAAACAAAGGCATTTCCAACATTAGTATCTATTCCATATTGAAACAGTTCTGTATCTGTAACATGAATAGCTTTATTGTACTTCTCATTTTTATCCATGATGTAATTTGATATTACATTAGATATTAATACTCCTATGATTAGCATTGTTGCAATAATTGAGATACTAGCGATTATTTCACGCTTAGTAATCTCAAAGCTATTCCAACTTTTATAATAACGCCTATACATGGCCTACTCTCCAAATAGCCCTTGAGGTGCATCTTGTGAAGTATTGTAATCTAAATAAAGATATTCTTGCACTTCATATCCGGTAAGAGACAAAAATTGTCTTATAGGAAATTTACGAACATATCTATTATATTCCTTGATCTGCTTATTATAATTACTTCTAAATTGTGCTATTAGATTTTCTGTAGTGGATAATTCATTCATTAATTGCTTGTAATTTTCACTAGACTTTAATTCCGGATAAGCTTCTGCTGCTGCGTTAATCATTGTAGTTACATCACCAATTTCACCTTTACCATTATTTCTTGCTTCAACTATATCCTTTAAAGTTTGTGCCTCATGCTTGTCATATTGCTTTACACAATCAACTAAATTGTAGATTAAATCAATTCTTCTTTTTTCTTGAACCTTAATATCTGATTCACCTGTACTAACTTGCTCTTCTAATGCTATAGCCTTATTACTAGCCCCTTGTATAATAAATACTCCTAAAAGCATTATTAAAATTGCTCCAATTCCACCAATTAAATATATTTTAAAATTATTCTTCATTTTTACATCATCCTTTCTACACATTATCTTAGTATTGAGAACTATTTTATAAATCCAATTTCTTTTGCTTTTTCTATAACTTTTAATTGACCTTCTTCACTATATCCCCAATGTGGACAATAAACTCCACCATACCCATTCACTCCATTAGAAGGTTTCCCAGTTATTATCCACTCTTTAAAATCATTAACTAATCCCCAAAGAGTACCACCATGACTAAAATTATTTCTATTTCTATAAGTTAAACTTAGTTTTTTATCTAAATAGGAATCGTAAAAAAATACTGTTGTTTTCCCCTCTATAAACTTATCAATTTCTTTGTTTTTATGACTAAAAAACTTTCTATCTGTATTGGCTATAACTTCAATTAATTCATTTATTTTATTCATTCTTTCAACTTGTGATTTTCTCATAGTTGTATCTTCCTTTCTACATAGCTTGTACTTTCTTAGCATTATTACTCTTTACAATCTGCGTCTGGACCTTCTCCAAACTCCTCTGCACATCTTTTACTATTAGGTATTAAAAACATACATTGACTTCCTGATACTTCACAATAATATCTTCCTTCATCTTCGTCAAAACTAGCTGATTTACAACTCACTTACCTCACCCTTTCTACAAAATGTAACTTAATATAATGCTCCGTCAATAAGTAAAGCCACATATGGTTCTTTGCCTTCAGTTACATATTCTTTAAAGCTTCTAACTAATATATTAAAATCATTTATTTTTTCTTCTACAGTGTCACATCCATCTATGTCACCCTTCTTATATCTCTCTAATGCTTGTTCTTCGGTTATAATATCAGGACTAATATCTTTTTCCTCATCTTCTAAATGAGCTATGATATTCTCATAAGCTCTTTTAGCCAATTCTTCATCTATAGTTAATATCAATGCATAATATTCATGTTTATTAAATTCATAAAACTTCATTTTTACATCTTCCTTTCTTGCAATTACGACTTACCAATTACCAAACCATATGGTTATGCAAGTCATAAGAGCATTACAAATATATAAAAATAAACATATAAGTATTAAAACTATAGATATTACTTCTATACCGACTATTAAATTCTTAACCTTGCTATTTTTTATAAGTATTAATGGTATAATGTTTACCATGGCTAAAAACACTACTATCCCTAATAAAACCTCTATAAAATGCATTCTTAATACTCCTTTCTTCTAAGGTTAATTTTCAAATCTTAACTCTTATCTAGTTAATGCTTGTACATTAACCTTTCTTTTGCCTCTTTTATTACACTTTCTTAGGTAATTTCTTTTCCTCTTTAACTTCTATCCAAAATTCATCTAGCACCTTGTCGCTAACTCCAAATTCTTTTTTTAGCTTTCTTAGTGCTGTAGCTTTTAATACTCTTTGTTCTCTATAAATTCTTATCTTTTCTTTAATAGCTTTATCATTTACGTTCATTTCCTCATATCCTCTCACAATTTATTTTTAATGGTCCGTAATAAACTCCATCCAGTTGTATAATGTAGTTATTTTCCTGTTCAAATATGAAGCTCCATACAGAGCCACATAAAAAACTACTATGCAACTCTGTACAATCTTCCTTTAATCTAATAAAGTTAAATCCTATCTGCTCCATACTAGAAAGGACAATCTCCCATATCATCTGCTGGAGTAACATCTTCTCCCATGTCCCAACCACCATCAAAAGGTGTGCTCTCTTGCGTATTTCCTTGGTTACTAGCTTGTCCATTACTTCCTACAAACTCAAAGCTCTCTACTGCAACATCTGTTGTATATCTCTTAGTTCCATCTTGTGCATCATAGCTGCCTGTTCTAATACTTCCAATAACAGCTATCTGTCTACCCTTTGTAAGATATTGAGATATTGTTTCAGCCGTTTTACCAAATGAAACACAGTTTATAAAGTCTGCTCCATCTTCTTTTTTTCTTCTATTTACTGCTACTCTAAATCTACTTATAGCCATTCCACTTCCTGCAGCAAATCTTAATTCTGGATCTGCAACCATTCTTCCAATAAGTACTACCTTATTCATATCTCAATCCCTTCTTTCTTTGCTTGCTCTCTTAATCTATTAATTGCCTTGTTGTATACTCCAACAATTTGTAGAAACTCTTCTCTATTTATAGCTCCAACGAGCCCTCTTGTTAAGTCTAATAGCTCTCTTTGCTCTGATACTCCAATTCCATCATTAACAGTTATATATTTGCTACCTTTCATTATCTCTATCTCCTTTCAAATACAAATCATAGTAAGTAACTCCTACTGCATAAGCTTGCCATATATCCTTTTTAAATCCATAAAACCATCCAGGCTCTTTCTTAGTGCCTTTCCCCTTATTAGGTGTATTAGGTGCAAACCTATCTATCAAAGCCTGTACTATATTGCTATCCTTAGCTTTCATGCTATGGCATAGATTTATCTTTTCATCTTTTCTATAGATAAATTCAATATCTACTCCTGGATACTTATTGCTTATAGCTTCATAGAATCTTCCTATCCATATACAAGTATCAAATGTTGTTTCTCCAACAGGCATTCCATAGCTTGCTATCTTTTCTATTGCTACGTTGTAATATTTTTTATAGAAATCAGAGTAGATATTCTCTAACAATTCTTCATTGTTTATCTTTTCTGCAATTGCTGGTCTTAACGTTTCTTCATCTATTAAAACAATTCCACTTTCTATATTCCCTGGATCTATTGCTAATATCACTTAATCACCTTCTTTAACTTCTCTATACAATCTGGACAAAAATCTATTTCTGTATCAATCTTAGTTGAACACTTTTCACATATTTTCTTGTCACAAGTGCCATGGTTACTCCAGTTTCTTATTTCTTCTTCTGTCATTCCTTTAAAACAAAGCCTTTTGCCATAATAAACTGGGAAGTCACACAATTTTACTGCTTCTCTCTTTTTGCAAAAATCACATCTTTTATCTTCTGGAATTATTTTTATAACTTCCTTCATTCAATTACCTTCTCACTTGATTATTATTTGAGAATAGGAGTTTATAACTATAACTTTATTTACTCCTACTCTCCCTTATTTAGTTTTCAATTTCTTAGAATTACGTATTAATACTTGAACTTATCTTCTTCTAAAAATTTTATAAACCCATTAGGATCATAACCTAACTCTATACTATCTATAAGATTATCTAGTATATAATCATTTTCACCTAACCCCTGTTTATCTAACCAATTCCTTACCTTCTCATTTTCTTCTTTTGCAATAGAACTGTGTAAGGCACTTTTAGAAATACTATCTTTAATATACTGTGGTACTTTCATAAAAAACCTCCGTTTAAGTCATAATTTCTACAAGCTAACTATTTTTAAACTCTACCCTTAATCAGGTTAGCTTGCTTCTTAATACTTCTATCTCTAGCCTTAAATTCTCTGTAGCACTTATACATGTATAATAATCACTTTCTGCTATATCTCTTTTAAGCCTTAATTCTGCTACCTCTATATTTCCTTTAACTAGATCCTGTATTATTGTTACTGGATAACCTTCTGTTCTTAGCTTTAATATCTCTTGTGCTTTTCTAACTCTATAATTCTTTTCTGTTTCTGCCTTTCTAAGTCCTAATGTCTTTTGCTGTGTATTACCTCTAATTAGTGCCTGCTGACACATTTCTATTCTTTCTATAATCTGTTGTGGATTCATCTATCTATACACTCCAGTTCTAAACTTGATAGCTTTTAGCACTCCTGTCTTATGTGATTCATAATTATTTAAATCTCTTTCTTTATTCTTCTTACGCTTTTCTAGAGCTTTAATAGTTAATTTCGCTTTCTCTCTTGGTGTCATATTAACCACCTATCTCTGGATTAGTACATTCCCAAGTATAGTCATCAAACTTTATCTCATTATTTTTAATAACTTCACCCTTATGAACTTCAAAATCTATATTGAACTCCATACCCTTTTCATAAGCGTATATTTTAAAATCTAAGTTATATTGCTTAGACAATTCAGTTAATGATTTTGTATCTGTACCCCAAGCAGTACTTAATTCTCCTAAGTTCATAGTTAATATATTTCCAGCTTCTTTTTCTTCCTCGTCTATCCATATATCTATATCATTTTCAAAATAACTTCTATACGCATTTCTAAACCACATACCTTGTTTACCAACGTTAATTGATATTCCACATTCTTCATCTATAATGGGTTCTTCATAAGTTCTATTAAATATACTTCCTCCCAAAATCATCATTTCTTTTGATAAAAATTCTTTTATATCTTTATACCTACCTCTTACTTTTAAATCTCCAGTACACCAGTTTGGCATTTTTCTTCCCCCTCTACAATCAATTTACCGCCCATACACGCCCTTATAACATCTTCCCTAACATATTTACCCTTCTGTAAAACTAAAGGTTTTAAAAGACGATTTAAAGGCTTGTCCGATATATCTAATACTTCGTTAATCTCTTCTCTAGTTAATAACTCTTTATCAAATAAAATCTCTAATTTATTCTGGAACTCCAACTTAAGTTTTCTATTAAGCTTTGCTCCTTTACTTCCATGTACTCCATAAGTACCTTTATGATGCTCTATACATAAATCTACTAAATTTAATTTACAATCCTCTAAAGGCTTAACCTCACTTCTAAACACTACATGATGTGATTCCGTATAGGGATTTCCACATTCTTTACAAAACTTAGTCATTTATATACCACTTGCCTTTTATTTCGTTGTATTCAATTCCATCAGCGTGATTAAATTGACCATCATAACTATCAAAATATACAAGCCTACCATCTTTCAGCTTTAATCTCTCATAGGTTTCTAAACTTTCTATTTCCTTACCTTCTTCTAATGCTTTAAATGCTTCTTCAAAGGTGTATTCTTTTCTTTTAAGTTTAAAAGTATCAGTTCCTTGTATAGATGCTCTTGTATCTTCTGTTAAACACCCAAAATTAAATACAATTAAACTATTTTTCACTTCCCCATTCTTTTTTATCTCTTTAACTCTTGCAGTTTTTCTAGTACATTCCCACACTTCACCATCTTTGATATTTGCTATAACTTCTTCAAATGTTAATTCCTTTACTTTTTCAAATATAAAATCCTCAAACACCCAACCCTCTAAGCTTTTTATATGCCATAGTTTCTCTTTACGTACATCATCATAAAGAAGGTCTCCCTCATATATTTTTCCCTCAACTAATAAGGATGTTAATCCCTCTGCATTTATACATCTAACTTTCATGTTTTTCCTCTCCTTTACTCTTGATAAAAACTAGTTAACTTATCTTCTAAACTGTTATATGTTTCTCCACCATATCCTGAACCGTAATCTCTACCATCAAAATTATTGAATCCATTAGGCTTATTATTCTTAAATTGCTGTGGTTTCTCTGCCTTAAAACCTTTTGATTTCCAATTTTTAAGAATACCAATTACATATTTTAAATTTCTAACTCCTGCTGCATTAGCTTCTTTAAGAGCTTCTATTACCCATGTTTCTGTATACTCTTTTTCTAGTAGCTTAATATCTTCTAGAATAATTGGACTAATAGAACCAAATCCTAATTCTTCAAACAACAACAATGACGATTTATTATTATTCTTATCTAGACTATCCTTATCTAATCTATTCTTATCTATTCTTATCTGAGTCTCCAAACTGGATACATTTTGTATACAGTTTGTATCCAGATATTTATAAGCCTTATTTTCCTTTAAAATCAGATGTGACTTCTCTTCCAAATACATAGTTTCTTTATATCTATCATTTTGTATATAATTATGGATTCTCCAATGTTTTATAACACAAACTCCACTCTCAAATGGTATGATAAACTTCTTAGCGATAAGCATTTTTAACTCATCATCACCAGCACCTATCATTCTTTGTATTTTCTTAGGATTATTTACAAACCCATCATCATCAGCTCTCATATTTAAATGAAAGTAAAGTGCTTGTGTGGATAATGACATATCTAGAAACGCATCACTATCTATAATTGTTTTTGCAAACATTCTTTTTTGTGCCATGCTCTTCCCCCCTCTAAAATGGTCCAGTACTCATAATCAACTTTTCCTTATATGCATCTAAGTTCTCCTCGTACTGCGATATAGTATCCTCCAACTCCTCTATCCTTGTATCTTTATAAAGTGATTCTTCCTCATACATTTCATTTGTCTTTTCCTCATTAGCTTCTTGAAGTTGCTCTCTTAACTTTTCAGCAACTTCTCTGCTAACTATTAAAGCTACTGGATTAAAGTAATCATCTAAATTAATAACTATCTTGCCATTCTTAAGACTAGCTTCTACTGGTACATCTTCTTCTATTTCAATGGTTATATTTGACTTCATTACTTAACACCTTCCTTCGGTGGCATTAAAGTAAATACTCCTTTTTTAGTCTTTGAGTTAATAATGTATAAAGCTGTTATGGTCTTATTTTCATCTATGATAATCTTTGCAACTTCAAACTTATCGTTACACTTCCAGATCTCTTTTCCATTCGCTTTTACAGAATACAAATTACAATCCTTCGCATTAACCCAGATGAAGGGAGAAGTATAAAGCTCTCTTCCTATTCCCCAGTTAAAACAAGCTCTCTTAAAACTATCACTAGCTTGTCCTTTCTCTTTTTCAGTATTACTTTCCGTTCCTGTATCTTCTTTGGATACCCATTGTTCTTTATCAATATCCCATATACTAACAATGCAGTTTGCATTTTCTCTAGTATGTTCTCTTTTCCACCCCATAGGCCCTACGGTTTCATCTAATATGTTCATATCACATCTAGCATCTTTATAAAGTAATAATATACACCCTTTCTCTGTAGCTGATTGAATCCTTACATCAATTTCACTAGCCTTTAATGGTCTAAACTTTAAATTCATGTTTATACCCCCTGCTCTGCTTTAACTGTTATAGTTTCGGTTTCTTCTATAGTTACAAATGGAAGTACTTCTCCAGTTTCCTTATCCACTCCATCTTTAAACACTTTCTTAAGTTCTGTCTTATTAACTTCTTCCTTAACTCTAACTAACTCTGGCTTATTATCTTTAAGATACTTAACTAAAGCTTCCTCATTTTCATAATTCCACTTGCTGCTCTTTCTCGCTGTAACTTTTCCATATGGTGTAGATAGCTTAAACTTTTTATCTTTTGCCTTCTCGTTCTTGTAATACTCTTCTAATAAAAAGCTAAAATACTGTTTATCCGATTCATATTGTTTTAACTCTTTATCTTTCCAAGATTCTATTCCAGCTATTTCTTTTTCTGCTGTAGCTTTAATATCAGCTTCCTTATTCTCTATTGCTCTTAACTTTCTAAACGCCCATGTTGCTTCTTCTAAGCTTTCTATTTTAAAGCCCTCTCTAACTTCTTCTTGTAAATAAGTATTTAATAATGTATTTTCCATTTATATATCCTCCTAATGATTTTCTCCACATACAAATAACTTTGACTTGTCTATATCTGCTACTAAAGCTTTCATTTCATCTTCTTTTAATGAAGATAAATCAAATCCTAGTCCCTCTAAATATTCAGCAATTTTCTTCGCACTCGACATGCTCTTTGAAACTACATAAACTTTATGATAATTAGCTTTAACAGCTTCAATTTCTTTATCTCTCTGATCCTTAAGTTTTTGTACTTGTCCTTCAAAAAAACAACTTGAAGAAATTCTAGTTTTCATATCATTTAAATACTTTAATGAATCACTAATGCGCCAATTTCCACTATAAGCTACTTCTTTATCTTCTTTCATATCTGTAAGAAGGTTAGTTAAATTAGTTGAAAATCTATTAAATGTATTTTGAAGAAGGTTAATATTATCTTCATACTTAGATAGCACTTCACTTTTCTTTTTCTCTATCTCTTTCTCAAATCTATCCTCTACACTTCTTACAGCTTTATGCTGAACTCTTTCTATAAAATCTAATAAATCTCTTTTATTCATCTCTAAATCCTCCTATAAACTCTTAATAGTTTGTCTAAATCTTTCTCTAGTGGTATACTGTTGTTGATTGTTTTTGTTGTGGTTGTTTCCCTTACTTTGGTCGGTAGGGTTACAACCTTTTATTTTTTCTACTTCTTCATTAATAACAGGCAACCAATATTTTTTAGCATCTTCTTCTACTTTTCTTTGTACATATGCTGCATGAACTAAATCAATATTACTCATGCTTACCTCCTCTTTTTACTCCACTTAATAGCATTGCTGTTAAGTAATAAACCTTGTACTGTTTCTAAATTCATTATTTATCCTCTCTAGCATTAATTTTTATTTGTTCTTCAACTATTTCTTTATCCAATCTTTGACTTAGCATGACTGTTATTATATCCCCTGTTCCGAAATGCTCTATTGCACTCTCTAACATATCTTTTAAACTCATATATTCCCTCCTAAACATTTAAAGCAAATAGTAGACTTAACATACTACCTACTGTTAAAAATCCAAATCTAAGCTTGTCTATCCTTCTTGTACTATCTTGATAAGAAAATACTCCTACTAGAAAGACAATAATTAAAAAGATTACCGTTACTCCTCTTGAAATTAGATATCCTGTTTCTGTCATATCTAACCCTCCTTTATTTTGTTCTTTTCCCTTAACATATGGTAAAATTATGTTGAAAGGGGGTGAAATTTATGTTAACTAACGAACAAAGAGCTCATGATTTAGCTATTTCTATGTTGCCTACTGCTATGCTTGCCACTCCATCTGAAGATGAAATTGACGAAGATGGTAATGTTACTAGAGATGCAGTAAGTGTTTATTTAAAGTTATACAAAGAAACTTTAAATAAATTAAATGAAGTTTTTGTTTAAAGCTTTTCTAAAATCACTTCATCTCCGATAGTAATAATCAACTTGTTTGACTGCTCTTGAACTGGTACTTCTGGAGCAGTTCTTTCTAGTTCTCTGATTGCAACTTCCAAAGCTCCTACGCATGCTAATTTAAACTCTTCATCTTCTGAATCATCACATTCTTGCTCTATGTGAAAATCTCTCATAGTTTTTAACATTTCTATTGCTGCTTCTTTAGCACTTTGATTTATAACTCTTCCACATACTGGACAATAATTGTATTCTTCTTTTAAATTCTCATTTTCACATTTTAGACATCTATTCATTTTTGATTCCCTCCTATAAACGCTTTTTTATTACTTGAATCTTACTTCTTATTGCATTTTCACTTCTACCAAGAGTTAAACTTAGTTCTTCTATAGTTGAATTTTTATAATTTGCTTTTAAATATTCTTCATCTTCCTTTGACCATGGAGCACCTTTTCTTACAACATTAGATTCAACTTCTTTTGAAGTATCAACATCATTTTTATTATCTGTAATTTCATTTGCCAAAATTTTTATCCTCTCATACTCTTCGTCTGACAATATTTCTTTAGCAGCCTTTATAAAATTATTTCTGAAGTCCTTAACTCTCTCATTGAAAAGAATTGTTCTCTCTTTCTTAAGAACTCTATTTAATTTTGAATATTCTATATTTAATTTCTTTAACTGTATCTTTTTAATCCCTAAAGCATGCTTAGCTCTATATAACCATGAAGTATCTGGCATAATACCAAGAGTCATTTGGTTTATCTTAGTTTCTTCAAGTTTTAATTCTATTGCCAATATCGCTTCTTCTAACTCTACCTTTTCAAGAGCTATTTCATCTAATCTATTAATCATTTCATCTGTCTCTATTGTTTTTATTGCTTCACTCATATTAAATTACCTCCTTATTTGTTATCAACATTATTACCAACAACTTACTAACAGCTTATCCACATTTTTGTTGATAATTATTCTGTTAAATTAAATATCTAACTTGCTTTGATTATTAATTAAGTCTATTTCTTCTTGTAAATGAAATGGTGCTTTGTATGATTCAGCCAATTCTATAGCTTTACTTAAATATTTCCTTTTTATAGCTTTATACTTCTTCACATTAAATTGACCTTTTACATAGTCCCACACATTTCGGTATACTTTCTTTGAAAGTGATTTATCACAATATGCTGGACTATTATATCCACCTAAAGCTTTTGTTCCAACTCTTCTTACTACTGCTTGTAATTCTTCAGGTTCATCTCCTATTAAAGGCAAGTCTTTTTTAAAATCTTCAAAATCATTTCTTACATCTTGTGCTTCTTCTTTAGCTTCTAATGCGGTTTGCTTTACTTCTTTCATTTCATGCAAAGATTGAATAAGAACATCTTCTATACATGTTGGTTTAGCTTGTACATTTTCTTTAACTCTAAAATAGTTATTAACTAATTCCCTTTGAACTTTCCATGCTAAATCATCTTGAAGCGACTTTACTAACATTAAGTAACCACTTTCTGTAATAAGAGTTAATCCTGCATTATTAATTGGGATAGGAAAATTATTCACATCCGAAGGTTTTATTACTATATAATCTTCACCTAATATAAAATGCTTTTTGTTGTTCCCGAAATTCTTTCTTGCAGTTCCTTCTACTCTTTCATGTAACATATCAATATCTTTAAATGTTACAACTCTTTGTCCTTTAAATTCTTTTACTGATAAATGAGTGTTATTGATTTTTATAATTTGATTATTCATTACTTGTCCTCCTTAAACTTAATTAACTTTCCAATACTCCCTCTTAGTCTCTAGTGGGTTTTACGTATTTCCTAGAGCTTGACCATTTATTAAATATGTTTAGTTTTCTGATGGGCAATTCAGCCCTTTTAACAAGAGTTTATAAAATATCATTTTCTGCAATATACCTTAATCTTTCCTCTAACTTCTCGCTATTATCTCCAACAACAACAATTTCATCAGAATCATCTAAGTTATAATCTTTCAGTAATTTTTTATAAATCCTTTCCTTTTCTTCATTTGTAATTTCACCTTTCATTTTTTTCTTTTTCTATAAACAACCTTAATTTATCAAAAAAATCTTTTTCAGTGTTTGGCATATACCTTCCCCCTATTCATCAAAGTTTTCTAATGAAATGTTGAAAATCTGAGCTAATTTTTCTTTTTGGAGTTTACTTAACGGCTTTTTACCTTGCTCTAATTTAGCAAACCATTGTCTTGTAATTCCTAGTTCTGCTGCTACAAAAGACTGCTTAAGCCCTTTGTTTTGTCGAATTTCTTTTAAGTTCATCGCTTGTCCCTCCTTGCCTTAATAGTAAACCTTGTTTGCCAATTAGTAAACTTTGTTTTTTAATTGAATTTTGTCGTATATTGAAATTATATTCATAATGCTCCTATTTGCTACACTTTACTAAGAATTTTCAAAAAAGAATTTCACCAATAAAAACAGTTTACATTTTTGTAAACTATGTTATAATATATATGAGGTGATTATCTTGAACTTTACAGATAGATTAAAAAAATTTAGAAACGAAAAAGGATTGAACCAAACAGAATTAGGGGAGAAAATAGGTGTTAAAAAAAGTTATTACTCACAAATTGAAAATAATAAGAAAAGCCCTTCTAGAAACTTTATAAACTCACTGGTTTCTATTAGTGGTTTGCCAGAAGAGTATTGGCTTTACGGTGTGGAAGAAAAAGATTATGTTAATAGCAGAATTGAATATAAGTGTATTCAAAGGGCTTTTGAACAAATATTGGAATTAAATATTATTGATGATGTCAATAAATTAAGAATTGAAGCTCCAGAGGGAAGTATAGAGGAATTGATAGTTTCAGCTATAAAAGCTGATCTAGAACATTTAATAAATAAGAAGAAGGGAAAAAAATGATACGAGTAGCAATTTATTCTAGAAAATCAGTTTTAACCGATAAGGGCGAGAGTATAGAGAATCAAATTAAAATAATAAAATCCTACTTTAGTGGCAAGAGTGTCAAATTCGAAATTTTTGAAGATGAAGGATTTAGTGGAAAAAATACAAACCGACCATCTTTTAGCAGAATGATGAAGATGGTTGGAATGAAAAAATTTGATATTGTAGCAGTATATAAGTTAGATAGAATTGCCAGGAATGTAATAGACTTCATAAAGATCTATGAAAAGTTTGAAAAAAATGAAGTTAAATTTTTATCTGTAACCGAGCAATTCGATACTAGCACACCTTTAGGTAGAATGATGATGTATATAATAGCAAACTTTGCTGAAATAGAAAGAGAGAATCTAAGGAGCAGAGTAATAGATAACAAGAAAGAATTAGCAAAATTAGGGCAATGGTCTGGAGGTAATTCACCAGTAGGATATAAATCTATAAAAGAGGAGGTAGCCGGGAAAAAGGTTCCTTATCTGCAAATTGATGAATCAAAAAAGCACATTCCTTTATATGCTTTTAAATGGTTATTGGAGGGTTATTCCCTAGAAAAAATAAGCAAAAAGTTATCAGATGATTTAAATTACAAGTTAAGCAGGGTTAACGTAAAAAAATTATTAACTAATCCTGTATATACAGAATATAATGAACAAACTATTGAATATTTCTCATCATTAGGTTTACAAATATTCAATAATGTAAAAGGCCCAAGTCTTATGAGAAACTCCTTTAAAGATGAAACAATAATAGCGACTTCAAAACATACACCATTAATCTCGGCAGAAGATTTTATTAAATCACAAATTTTAATCAAGGAAAACTCTATAGATCCAAAACCAAGAATATCTAGTAAGACGTTTCTTGCTCAAAGCGTGTATTGTGGTTACTGTAACTCCAGCTACAGAATAGATGTGACCCACGGCAAAAATATAGTCAGAAAGCAATGTAAGTGCGGAAGAAATATTCCTGTAGATAAATTAGAAGAGTTAGTTATTGATTATCTTAGATCTGTTGTGGATGGGGAGATAGAAATAGGAACCGTTGATAATTCTGGATTGATAGATCAGAAAAAAACTATTTCTAATAAAATAAAAAAACAAACTGCTATTTTAAATGGGTTAATAGAAAAATTAGCTCTCGTTCCTACTAATGTTTCAGGACTTATTATTGATAAAATAAATTCCGTCAACACAGAAATTGAAACTTTAAAAAACGAATTAACGGATATGGATATTAAAATTAATGATAGCTTTAAAATGAATAATATCCTAACTGTAAAATCCCTATGGGAAAAATTCAATAGATGTACCTCTGTTAATGAAAAGCAAAGAGTGTTAAAATTGATGCTTGATAAAATTCTTTGGTTTCCTAAACCCAACTCCAGAAAAGGCGGAAAAATAAAGATAATTTTTTAAATTTATGATGGTATTTATGAATCAGAGTATTATCTCTTATTCATAAATACCATCTTTTAATTCAGTTAATATCCTATAAAAATCTTTTTCTAATCTTAGCAATTTTTCTGTGTTTAATTCTTTTTTGCTAGTCCCCCTGATGTATTTACTGCTCATATTAACTCTCCCCTCTTGCAAAACTCTTAAATAAATTATACCAAACAAACGTTCGGTATTCAAATCGTTTTTTATATATGAATTAGATATTTTATAGCTACAAAACCCTCTTCCTCTTTATTTTACCACGAAAAAGTGTGCATACCATGAACATTTCGACAGCGTTCGTGTATTGTTAGATTTTTCCCTGTTTTTCTTGTTGAATATTGTCTATAATTATATATTGGTGGTACACTTTGCTGAAACATAGGAGAAAAAAGTTAGGCATCTCTCAATTAGAGTTATCTAAAAAGTTAAATGTAGATAGAAGTTATCTTTCCAGAATAGAAAATCGTAAGTTTAGCAACGTTAATATGGAATTTGTTAGAAAAATTTCTAAAGAGCTAAAACTGGATCCTGTAGATGTTTTTTTATTTTTTTATGATACTTATTAACTTTTATGACGTCATAACGGTATAACATCATAATGATATCTTATAAAATTATCATGATATCTTACTAAAATTATTATGAGGTGTTATATATGAGAGAAAAGACGACTATTTATATCGAAGAAGATTTAAAAAAGAAAGTACAAATTAAATTAATAGAGAATGAAGGTCAGGTAAGCCTTTCTACTTTAGTTAATAAGTTATTAGAGGAATGGTATTTAAAAGAGAAGATGAGTAGTTAGCTTTGCGTATCTTTTTTATTCAAAAATTGTTATGATATAATACATTATAATGTTATACTTTAATTTACTTCTAGGGGGGATCATATTGTGAGTATAGATAGAATCACTAAAGATGAATTAATCTTAAATGTGGATTCTTCTTCTTTAGAAAGTATTGATAAGTTTATTGACTTATTAAAATCTAATAATGTAGAAGTTAAAGCTATTGGTAGAGATGAATATGTAGTTAAAATTTAATTTCTGCAAAAAACACCTAGATTGCCCTGGGTGCTTTTTTATTTAATTATTAATTTTGATACTATTTATTATTTCAATATTTTTTATTATTATCAAATAATATTAAATCTAATCATTGTTTTGTTATATTAATTGCAAATTTTAAGACTAGGGTATGGCTAATATCCTAGTATTTTTATATTCAACAAACTCTTTATTCATGCTATAATATTAATGAGGGCTCTAGATATAAATTACATTATTTTTTTGTACATCAAAAAGGACTAGATTAACTTTATAATTAATCTAGTCCTCTTTATTTAGATATTAATAACTGAACACATTTATAGTATTATCTGCTATTTAAATTTTATACATAAAAAAGCTAGTAAATAAGATTTCTCTTACCTACTAGCTTAGAATTTTTTATTATAAGAATTATTTTTACGCTTTTATAATATTTTGGAATCTATCAAACCTTTTTTTGCTTAACATTTTTTTTAAATTTATCAAATCACTTGTACTTAAATATTCAATTTTTAGTATATCAATCATTATATCTTCATAAATATTAATTATTTTCAATAAAATTTGATCTATATTATTTAATTTATCATTTTTATTTTCAATTATATCTACTATGTATTCTATTGATACTTTAGTATTTTCCTTCCCATGAATAACCTTAGAATACTCCCCGTAAATACTAAACAACTTAGAAATCAATTCCATATTAATTTCCAAACCGTTTTTACTGAACTCTATTAATTCATCTTTTATATTTCTATAGCTAAACATTTCTATATTTTCTTTTAACTCAATTATATAAATTGAATATATAAATTTTAACAAATTTTCAATTAAGCTCCTTATACAATAAGTTACAGATTCATAATCATTAATTCCCAAATATAACAATAGCTTATTATATTTATTTTTGTAGTTCTCTAAAAACTCTATATAACACTCTAATTCACATTCATTAATATAACTTTTAAATATTTCAGTTACTACTAAATTTTCAGTAATTCTTGAATAAATGTTTTTAGTCATACTGTTAATAAAATATGACTTTGGTATATACATTTTCAAAAAATCTTTATATTCATCACTATTACTTTTTGTCATTTCTCGTATACCTATTTAAAATTCCTAATAAATAATTTTCACTTTCACTTTTTTTATTTATTTCTTTTAACTCTTCTTTTTCATAATGTATTTCATCAAGTAGCATTTTTACTATATTTCGTATACTTGTTTCATCTGCTTTTTGGATTTCTCTTAAAACTCTTGATAAAATATTAGGTCTAGAAACATATACATAGTCTTTAAATCTCATATTAAATTTTTCTAAGAATACTTTTATATCAATATTTTTCGAAAAACATTTTTTAGAAAAAATAAGAATTGAAAATATAGAATACAGTTCACCTTTAATATACTCCACATCTTTTAAATTATGTATTTTCTTAATTTTGTTAATTGCTTGTTTCTCCATCATATTTATCATTATATACACCTACCCTACTAATGAATTCTTCACAAATCCCTCTTAGACTTTCTCTCAAGTCAGTGTCTTCTCTATCTAAAATGAAAGTTTCTAATTTCAAAACCTCCATTTTTACTGCCCTCTTAAAACTATTTTCAAAAAAATATAATCCTTCAAAAGTTTTTGCTTTTTTTACAATTTCCATATTCCTAATTAATACACCTTCACTACCTTTCTCTGAGACAGGTATTTTAGTAAATACCACACCCAAATTCTCTATATTTCTATATTCAAAATGTGTGGCATGTATTTCTCTCATATCTTTAACTACCTTCTCTAATAAATCTAACCCTAATATCGAATACATATCCGGCACTAACGGTACTAAATAGAAATCTGATGCTAATATAGCTGAAACAGTATAAAATGAATATGTCGGAGGACAATCAATTAAGATATAATCATAAAATTCTTTCAATTTTAAATTTCTTATAAAATTAACTAATGCTTGCTCTGCTTGTCCACCTGCATTCCTTTCCATAAAAACAGTATTTAAATCACCTGGTATAATATGTAGATTATCATTTAATTCACATATAACGTCCTCTTTCTTTAAACTCTTAAAAATTGTTCTATTAGAAGTAAATATCTTTTGTATTGATGGTATTCCTAAGTTATCATCTAAAGTAACTATTTCTTTTTCTTGAACGTATTGTTCGTTATACTTACTATTTTTTTTATATCTATCTTTTATTTTAAATTTTTCAAAAAATGAATGTGTACAATTAGCTTGTGGATCTATATCAATTACTAAAACTTTTTTATTTTCTTCTTCTGATAAATATAATGCCATTTCTTTACATAACGTTGTTTTACACACTCCACCCTTCATATTTAAAAATGATACGATATTTTTTCTCATGTTACCCTCCTATGATTTAGCATATTCTTTAATGACTATGAATATATCTTTTCTTAAATCTTAATAATATATTTGAACAATTTTATTTTACAATATATATGGTAAATTTGTCCACCAAACAAAAAAGGCAGCAGATAAGGATTACTCCCTACCTACTGCCTTTTTATAAGTATAGTACAATGCTATTTATAAGTATAACCAAATACTTAGATAAATATAACATTTATAAATCAACCCTATTTACGACATAATTAGAGTGAATTTATTGACTACCTTCCATTTTTATGCTATTTTGTAATTGATATAATAAACCAGTATTAGTTTTAATTAAATTAATACTCCTGAACCCATATATAAACAAAAAGAGCGATTAATCCTCCCCTATTGTGATTAATCGCTCTTTTTATTTTGTAAGTATAGCTTTTTTATTATAACTTATTATTTAGTTAAAATATAAGTCCAACATGCTGGGCCTAATTGACTATCGTTTTTAAATCCTAGCATTTTATTTAAAGCGATAACAGCTTGATAAAAACTTCCGTTTCCCTTAGCTGGACCATATGAACCATCTATTACACCGGAATACAAACCTAAGGCTTTCATAGCACTTTGTGCTAAGTATACATAAGTTCCTTTCTCTCCAAAATTTAATACGTGTTTCTTACATTGTTCTAACAATTTTGATTCCTCCTTAACTGGATTATTTACTGGTTTACTTGGCTTTTCTATCTTATTTAATAAAATGCCTTCTTCAAAGTCGTTTAGATCACAATTTGTATTTATTCCATTAACTCTACCGGTGCTAGCGTACTGGTGTCCCACGATGTCTTTGCCCCATATGTTAGTTAACCCTTTTCTATTGTGCCTTTGACCATTATTAGTATAATAGTTGGCTTCCCATAACTTGTAAGGCTTTAATCTACTATCCATTAAGCTATTAGCAAAATGGGTATAAGTATATAAGATGCAATCAATTCCACTTAGTCGTTTAAATTCTTCTAGGAAGTCTAAACAAAACTTAGTGTAAGTTTCTTTATTAAACTTATTATTGTTATTTCTTTCTGCATCTAAAACCGGAATTACATTAAATTCTTTATCTTTGATGTTCTGCCAGAACCAGTTAGCCTGTCTTTTGGGGTCAGATAACTCATATAGAAAATGATAAAATCCAATATTAAATCCCTTGCCTAAAGCTTGTTTATAATTTTTTTCTAACATTGGGTCTATATAACTTCCACCCTCTGTGGCCTTCATTACAATAACATTTATGCCACTAGATTTAACTTTGTCAAAATCTATGTTTCCATTATGTTTTGATATATCAATTCCGTCCATAAAATCCCTCCTTAAAATAGAATAGAGGGGATAAACCCCTCTTTATTTTTCTGCAACTTGGTTATCTCTACTAAAGTAGAAAGCAACTACCATTGTTGCAAGTGGCACGAACTGCTCTCCGCTTATAGTTCCAGTTATAGCCATGTAGCTTATAACTAGTGTGAATATTATAGCCATTAAAAATCTAGCACTTGTTAACTTCTTTGCGATTCTTTCTTTCATTAATAACACTCTCCCTTATTTATTTAATTTATTTTTTATTTCCTCAACATCTTCCTTGATATCCTCAACTATGTTGATTTTGTCCGCTAATTTATCTATTGTCTGTTGGTACTTTTCTTCCCTTTGCTTACTATCCTTTCTGGTATCTATCAATAGCCACATAAAAAGCACTGCAAATGCCCCTTGTGTTATAAAATATTTAATTACTTCCCCCTCCATACATTTGTACCACCTTCCTTATTTTTTGTATAAAAAAGAGACTTAGAATTACTCTAAATCTCTCTTAAATCTTTATTTAGTTATGTCGTCCTTTAAGTCGATTATTATATTAATTACAATATATTGCATATTCTAGTTGTTCTGCCATTTGTTTATACCCATCGCTATTTGGATGTACAGCGTCTACAAAGTTAGTATCACAATTTATTATTGCATTAGATGATACTAAAGTGACATTTTGTATTTTTCTTAACTCTTCCAACATAATGAAATAATCATTAATATATTCCCATCTAGCTTTTGCACAACCATATCTAACTCCAAAAGTATCTGCATTACTAGTAGGTGGTATTGTAATAACTAAAAATACTTTAATGCTAGAATTAAATGTTTTGATACTGTTTATCATTCTATTAAAATACCCAACAGTCTCGATAACATTTAAGTTTTGATAAATATCATTTATACCTAAATGAATAGTTACATAATCAACATTTGCGTAACTTTGTTGTTGCATATAGTAACTAAAATCAAACTCATTTTTTGTTGCATTCCAAAAAGCATTAACAATGGTCTCCCCTTGGCTATCTGAGGCACTAGGAACGGTACAATATTGCTTAGCTGTCCACCCACTTCTTCCTTCATGAAAGTTAGGAGTTGTTCCTCTAGTTCCTAATAAAATTGCATTTGTATTTGTCTTAAAATGTTGAGGATATAATAGTTGGTTAGTTGTACTATCACCTATGAATATTATTTTTTTAGATGATAACTCTAATGGAGTAGCAATCTTAATATTTATGTTTTTTTGATTTAAAATAGTTCCATTTTTGTATACTTTTATGGTTAAAGGGAATTGTTCAGCTTGTGATGAAGTATACCTCCAAGAATCTTTGTATTGCATCCCTTTTGAACACACAATTTTTATATCATAAAATCCTTTTTCATAATTAGAAATTATGTTATTAAAATATATTAATATTTCTTTGTTAGGAACTCCATAAATATCACAAATATGAATATAGACTTTTTCACTTTCAGTTTTTGACAAATCTAGGTATTCAGACGGAATAACAATTTTAAAAGGTTCATAAGGTAGTAATTTTTCACCAGCATTTATATGAAATTCATTTATATTAGCTTTTAAAAATGATACTTTAATATAATAAGTGTTTGAACTAGTTGTAAAAGGCAAACCAAGTCCGGGTGGATTATCTACACCTTCACCAATTGGGTTTTTATTTACATCATAATATGTTATAAACCTATAATTAAAGCTACAATACTGTGTATTAGGGTAAACCTTTATAAAATGACTTATACAATATTGAGTATTATCATGTGATTTTCCTATGGTATCCATATATTTATCTAAAATTATACTTGTATCATTTTTGTTAAATATATTATTTAATGCTTCAGCAAAATCTAACTTGTCTATTGGTATTTCTGGAATTTTTTCCATTGGTATTGGTGACTGTTCTATTTTGTCACTTGGTATTATTTCATAATAATCTTCAAATGATGTTGGCACACTTCCTCTTTCAAGTTGAAAAGTATTATATAATGTTTTTTGAACTGATAGCCTAACAAACATACAATTTGAAGGTGTAGTAAATGTTAATTCACCACTAACACCACTTATATACACGTAATCTTTAGTATAAAATGCTAATGTATGTGATGTTGATTTAACGTATTGAGTATTAGGCTCTACAAATATATAATCGCTTGCATAAAATAACATATCACTTTCTAGTTGTCCATTTAAACTACTAACTCTAAAATCAATTAAAGCTTTCTTTTTATCAAATAAGTTTTTACCAGTTTTAAAAAATGTAGTTTGATAAGGTTCGATAGATTTTTGTGGTATAACTTGTCCTTGATAAACTCCTCCACTAACCCAAGATGTACCATTCCAATAATTCCAATTTCCATTATCTACTGTTATATATATTCCTGTTCCACCTGTTGGTTTATCTGCCTGCAATGATTCTAAACTTCCATAGACACCCTTAGGTTCTCCACTTACTATTTGACCTAATTTAGTGTTTAGATAATCAAAGTCAACCTTATTAGTTTCTAAAATATTAGTTTCTTGTTCAATTTTTTCCAAGGACGAATTAATTCCATTTAATCTTTCGGTATATTTTTCTTCTATTGCACCACTAGTTTCTTTGAAATATTTGTCCCATTCATCTAATTTAATAATTCCATTTTCTAAGGCAGTAAACTCGTTGGAACTTTCTATACTACTATTAGAACGTAAAGACCTTTTAACATCTACATCAAGTAAAAAAGTTGATAAAATATCCTCGTTTTCTTTTATTTCGATCTCTAATTGTAATATACCTGGAGCAGATAAAGCACCACTTGTAAGTCTTAATTCACATTCACCTTTTATAGCATTAGTTATAGACATATCATTATATATCTCTTTGCCATCTGTTTTTTTACCAAAACACCTTACAGTTTTATTTTCCAATGAAAAAGGTACTCCATTATCTAGTATTCTAAATAATAAGTACCTTGCATTATCACTCTGTTTAACTTGTATATTATTATGTAGGCTTTTACTCAAGTCAGCCTTCACTTCTCTAAGATATTTCACCCCGATTCACTTCCTTTCTATAAAGTTTTATCAAAAATCAGTTTTCCTTCTACAACCTTATAATAATTATAGTTTTTTACAATAAACTCATCATAATCTACAATAATAAAATCTATAATTAACTCCATATCCTCTTTTTCATCTGCAAAATAATCCATAGATTGTTCTCCAGTACAAAAACATCTTACTTTTCCAGTTCTTTTTAAATAGAATACTGTTAGCTTTTCCTCCATATTAACCTCCTATAGCTATATACCCCCACTGTAGTTCCTTTTCGTTTTCAAATTGGTTAAGTTTAGCAGTCCAATATCCAGTTACTTCAAAAGTAGCATTAGCCTTATTTATATTCCCCCAACTTAAATGCACTCTTTTAAGGTACTCTTCAACTTCTCCTCCCTGAGTATCTACCATTTGACACACAACTTTAAAATCCTTATTCTTAAATTCATTTGGTAACTGTACTCGTACCTTTTTAGGAGCTAATCCACCACTAACACCAGTGCCAGCTGTAATTAAATTATGATATGGTCTACCATTTCTAAAAAATCCTTCCCCATTAACTTCTGTGTACCCATCAGTTTCATGTATCCATTTTGTAAATCCATTTTGTAGATCCATTAAAAGATTTTTACCACTTATCTGTTGCTTGTCCAAATCCCAAAAACATGAATCACTTCCGATAAAGCCACCACTTTTAATTTTAACTTTACCATTGTCTAAATCTATATTTGTATTTCCATTTAAACTTTTTAAAGCCCCTGTCATTATACAATCTGCTACAAAGCCCTTACCGGTTCCAAATGTTCTAAAATCCCATTCTTTTGTACCAGCTTTGAAAGAACTTGCTATCTCAAATCCCATTGTACCTATTGCTAAACATCCAAATGTAGGACTATCTTCTACTCTATCCTCAAATATCATCGCTCTCACTTCTTGTGGTTGAGCTACATCTCTTAAGGCTTTAAATTTAGTATCTAAAGCATTTATAACACCGCTTATCTTATCTCCTTTAATAGTACCATTACCATTTAAAATAGAATCAACTTTATTTTGAATATCAGCTTGTTTATTGAAAAAATCAGATTGAATACTTCCTAATTCAATGCTTATATATTCCCCTGTTACATGATCCTTTTGAAAGTCGATGACTCTAGCTTTTACATCTATATCCAAAGCTTTAACGTAACAAGTTACTGTATCACCCTCACCTACTTTAACAAGATCTATATAATTTTTATACGCTGTAGTATTGGCCAAGTTAATCATGTCTATCTTATAATTAACTTGTGGCTTATCTATCCCTTCCTCGTAAAGTTTATTACAACGCTTTATAAGTTCTGCTCTAGCTTCTTCTATAGTGTTAAATCCCTCTTCATCTGTTTCAGATTCTTTAACCTTAACATCATCGAACTTAACAACTCGCATTTTAGGATTAACATACTTCTCAATCAGTGGACTATCTATCCATGGAGTATCACCTTCTAACATTAATCCATCAAATCCCATAGGAATTATTCTTGTAGCAACTTCTTCGATATTTATATCCTCTTCTATTTCATTAAGATTATATCCAAACTCAATCCTTACCCCATTATCAGCTCCAATTTTATCATTAATATAAACATCAAAATTATCTAAGTAAATCTCTCCACCCCAGCGGTTTAAAAAAGAATTATCATCGTTGCCAAGAATAGCTTCAACTATATTTTTTCTAATGTAATAAGCAGTATTAAGAGTTGATATATTGCTATGTGCCTTAAACCCTGTACCTTTTAAAATCTCTTCTAAAGCTTGTTGCCCTGTTTTATTAGTTGGTCTTACATCAAGTAATATTGTATCTATTAAATCAAAGAAAATAGGTCTGGCATAAGCAGTTATATAATCTAAAGACTTTACAACATTAAAAATTCTGTAAAGCTTCCCTTCAGTTTTTATAACATTTTCATAATCTAAGTATTTCCATCTTTCAAGCTTATCAAATGGATGCTCTATTGTTAGAAGGTATTCTTTATTTTTGTAAATACAACTAGAAGGCTCTAAAGTCATCTCTCCGTTCATTTCATAATTTTTATTAGTTTTTAAATAAACTTCTATCATTATAAACATCTCCAATTAGGAGTTACATATATTTTAAAGTCTCCACTCCATTTAAAATTATTGTCACCTTCTACTAGATATAAATCTTCATAATTACCATCTAATGATACATTATTGATTATTCCATCCCTATACGTTAAGCCTAATTCTGTATTTATTATAACTTCTTGACCAACATTTATTTTTACAGCATTTTCATTTACTGCTAATGTTAAAAATCCTTCTCCGACAATTCTGTAAATAGGTCTACTCTCTAGATAATCATTATAAATATAATCCTCTATCTCTATTTCATATCCCCCATCAGATAAGTAAACATATGGATCACAAACAAAGGTTACTATAAACTTTCCTGTTCTTTTCAAAAGTCTTTCCGAACTAGATATAACAACTTTATTAACCCTATAGAATACTTCAATATCATCACTAAAGATTAGCTTATTATCCTTGAAATTCACTAGCCACTTCTTTATACTTCTAAAATCTAAATCCCAAGTAGTATTAGTTTTAAAGTTAAACTCAACAGATATCTCTATATCTCTATATCCTTTTTCTACATAAAGTGTCTTCCCCCCTCTAACTGGCTTTTCTTCAAAGTTCATAATGGGAGCTGGCTTAGATACTCTTTTAGGAATTTTTAAATTAAAATCTACATTTGTTTTTTCATTGAAAATAATATAATAATTATCCAAACGCCATTACTCCTTTCGTTTTACTATAATTTTTACTACTTCTATTTACAGTTTTTATAACCTCTTTTGTAATATCAGACTTAAGCTCTTTTCCACCAACATAAACATTAACTATAACTTCCCCATCTGCATTATTTAACTCTCCTAATAGTGCTTTGGCAGTTTTTAAGGCAGTATCTTTTATCATATTTTCACTTTGTAAATGGTTTTTAACTTTACTTCCTCTTGGAAGTTCAACAACTTCATATCCCTTTTCATTTATAGCTGTTAATCCACCTTGGAAATAGTTTGTTCCTAAAGCATAGGCTTGTTGAGTAAGCCCACCTTTTACCCTTTCGCTATATTGTACTGTAGCAAACTTAGTCTTAGGTTCCCATTTGTCCCAAGTTCCAAAAAGCCTTTGCCAAGTGCTTATAATTTCTCCACTAGAAACGTCTATATTTTTTTGTAGTTCTTCATTCATTCGGAAAATCTTATCAACAGCTTCATCACGAGTAAGTTCAGCTTGTTCAACAACTCCATCACGTTGCCTTTTAGCATCTTCAATCATTTTGTCAGCTTGTTCCGCAGTTATTGCTCCAGCTTCATCTCTAAGCCTAATTATCGCTGCAATTCTTTTTTCATATTCATCATTGGCTATATTTATAGCATTATCTCTACTCTCGTTAAGTTTCCTAATATGTTCAGAAGCCTGTTCTGCAGTTATTCTACTATCATAATCTTTCATCCTTTGCAAAATAACCTGTGCTTCTATTTCATTTTGGCTTAGAGCATTTACTGCATTTTGCCGCATTTGATTTTGTAATGAAGTTATTTGAGTAACTTCATCTTGTGTTAATGCTCTTTTTTGTTGACTAGCATTATTTAAAATTTGATTAATTTGATTTTCATATTCTTGTGTTTGGAGCTTCTTATTTTCGTAATAGTTTCCGTTGTTTAATAAAACATTTGCTTGTTCTTCCGCAGTTAAACTACTTTGGATAGAAAACATTTCTTGAAGTTGGTTAGTACTTTCATTTTTCTGTTTCTCATAGCCTTGTATAACTTGTGTAGCCATTTCGTTAAACTTAGTAGACATATCAGTCTTTATCTGTTCTGAAATGGTTGTTGAGTTAATATAAAGGCTTTGCACTTCATTTCTAGCACTATCATCTAATTCTATATATGCCCCTACTGCTTCCTTTGTAGCTTCACTTATTTTGGTTACTGTAGTAGTTACCCCAGCAGTCATATAATTACTTGAGTTAGTAACAGAATTAGCGGTATACTCAACTTTATCGGCGAACAAATCAACTTCTGGAATAACTTCTTTATTCAATCCCTTGTAAATTGCATATCCTGCTCCAGCTATTGCTGCCCCTGCTGCCACATATGGTGCTGCCGCTAAAGCAACTCCACCCAAAGAGCTAGCAAGTCCAGCTACTCCAGTAGCACCTCCAGCTACACTTGCTGCCGCACCTACAGTTTCAGTTGCCACCTTAGCTGCTCCTAATCCTTTAGAAAGTTTACCTGTTAATTTTAAAATTCCACCAAAACCTTGAGCAAGCTTTCCAACCCCTCCTATAACTGGTCCTAGCACTGCACTCAATCCAGCAAATTTTATTATATTTTCTTTAGTTGCTGGACTTAAATTATTAAACTTCTCTATTAAATCTTTAACCATTATTAGTCCGTCTTTAATTGTTGGAAGTAATTCAACTCCTATTTCCCTAGCTAAATTCATAATTTCATTTTTAGTTATTTTAATCTGACTTTCTGTAGTTCCATATCGTTGGTTAGCTTCATTTGTTAAAGCGGTATTTTCTTCCCAAGCCTTAGAACCTAACTCAATAGTTTTGTTAAATAAATCTCCAGCACTACTTGCTCTTAATAACGAATCTCTTACTCTTATTTCACTAAAACCTAATTTGTCTAGTACTATTGCCTTATTATCTAATTTTCCTAATCCGTTTATAAATGCTATTAATGCTCCTGTAGCATCATTTTTAAATTTTTCCGCAAAATCTTTGGTTGACATTCCAGCTACTTTTGCAAAATCTGATACTGATTCAGAACCACTTTGTATAGCCATTTGCATTTCCAACATAACTTTAGAAAAACTCGAACCACCTGCTTCGGCTTCAATTCCTACACTAGATAAGGCAGCTGCAAATGACATAATATTAGCTTCTGTCATTCCAACTTGTTTACCAGCACCTGCTATTCTCGTAGCCATTGCAACGATATCTGCTTCTGTTGTTGCACTATTATTTCCCAGTGCTACTATCGTACTTCCTAATCTATCAAAGTTCTTTTGAGACATTTGTGTGATGTTAGCAAACTTAGCAAGTTGGCTTGCTCCTTCTTCTCCTACTAAATTAGTCGCATTACTAAGGTCTATAATGGTTTTTGTAAAACCTAGAATATTATCTGTTTGAATACCTAATTGCCCAGCTGATTCTGCTACTGCAGCAATATCTTCTGCACTTGATGGAAGTGTTAAAGACATATCTTTTATTCCTTGCTCTAGTGCCGCAATTTGCTCCGAAGTTCCGTTTACTGTCTTTTTAACCCCAGCAAATGCACTTTCCCATTGGACTTGAGCGTTTACTGCGGCTGCTCCCATTGCAACAACTGGTAAAGTTACTGTCTTGGTTAAAGTTCCACCAACTTTACTTGCTTTTGTGCCAAAATTAGAAATTTTATCCCCAGCTTGTTTAAGACTTTCACTAGCCTTTATCCATTTAGAGTTTTGTTTTTCCAATTCTAGAGTTGTCCTTTTAAGTTCTCCCTGTACTTTAGCTAGTTGTGCTTCGGTTTCATTAAGCTTAGTTTTATGTTTGTTTACAGTGTTTATGTTTTTATCAACTACAGCTTTTTGTTCTATATATTCCTTACTGACTTCATCTAAAGATTGCTTTAAGTTTTTAGCTTGTTCAGATTCTGCACCATAAAGTTTTACTGCTTCTTTATACTCTTTTTGCAAACTCGCCTTTGTAGTTTTCAACTCTTGAAGTTTCTTATTATTTTCTTCTGCTTTTTTACTAGCTTTTTCTATACTGTCCTTATAAACATTAATTTTACTTCTTAAAGTTTCTGTTTGCTTAGTTAAAGCAGATTCCTTATACTTTAAATCATTTGTTGTCTTCCCAAATTGATTTAATCTTTCTCCAGCAAGTTTTATTTCACTTTGAGTAAGTTTATACTGTGCATTTAATTCTTTAAGTTTTTTATTATGCTCGTTATCATCTATTGTAAAAATAGTACTAACTTTTCTTATAGTTTCACTCAATTTTTCCCCTCCTTTCTAAAAAAGGTCTGAAAAACTTTCAACGTAAATTTTTTCGTCCTCATCTTGAGAACCTTCACCGTATAAAACTTCTATACATTCTCCTAGAACTTCTCTTAAATTGTTTTTAAAATAATTACTATTTAACTCTTCTAATAATAAAAGTTGTCTTAATGTAGAATTTAAGAATTGTTCCTCTGTCATTTTCAGCTTATGAACTGCTACAAAGTACCAATAATCAAAGTTAATTTCTTTTATTTCTTCTTTTTCTTGTGTTCTGGATTGTGATTTTTTTTTATTACTTCTTTAAATTCTGATGTATTAGTTAATTCCTGGTTTAGTAAGTCTAAAGTAATATTACTTAAAATTTCTATAGATGAAATATTTATAAGCATATTGCTTTTGATTTCTTCCTCTGTAAATTCTTTATTAGCCATACATCTTATTATCTGTGGTAACTTTTCTAAGTCGCTTCGGAAAGCATACTCATAGATAAGTAAAAAAGCATTTCCGTATTCCTTGTGCATTTTTATTAAAGAGTTAAAATCAAGCTTTAATTCTACTTCTTGACCACAAATTATAACTTTATAAGTTTTTATCTCATTTACTAACATTTTTTACTCCTTTCTAAAACAAATAGGCAGCACTAAGCTACCTATTTAAATATGTTTTATTCCTTTCCTACTTTTGCTTTTCCGACTCTAGCATATCCTACCCTAGATGTTTCTAGGGATTCATTAGGGAGCAGTTGTAAAATCTATAATAGAATTTTCTAATACTTGTCCGTAAATGTCCTTTACTCCATTAACCATTACTGCATACTTAGTTGAACCTGCTAAATCTGCTTTAGGATCTATTGTTATAACCTTATTAGCTTCATTAATACTTATATTAGAATCAACAACAGTAAAGTCATTCTTTAATAAAGATACTGTGTATTGTGTAATTGGATTGTTAAAAGTTAAAGTAATAGTTTTATTCTTAGCTACGCCAGTAGCATTATCTTCTGGATCTCCAGTAACAGTAAGTTTTTCAACTGCTTCTGTACTAGGTAACAATACAGTTTTACCCCAGCTTTCTGCATGTGTTTTAGCATTAAATCCTTCATCAGTAGTTTTTACAGAGTGTCTCCATATTCCATTGTCTAAAGGCATAAAAATACCATTTAAAGACATTGTTTGATATTCTGTCTTGCCTTCCTTGGTCTTAGCTTTATCCTCTGGAATAGCTAATTTACCCTTAAAAAGGGTTAAATATTCTTTAACTCCACCGCTTAATGTTTTTTCTACCATTAAAACTATATAAGGTGGCTGATCACTTGAACTTTCTATTATCCCTCCATTTTTAGCTATTTTTTTGCCAAATAAAGCTGCATAATCAGCAGTATCTATAGAAGCAAAGTCTAAAGTAACCTCAATTTCCCCTAAAGAATTTTCACTATCATACAGTCTATTCTCTGCATAAATAGTAGCTTGTTCCTCCTTTGCAGCAACAGAAATTTCTCTTAATCCTGGTAAATAGTGAACTGTACCATATTTAGGAGTAACTCCATCTTCTTTTAAAATAGCGTAATAAGCCTTTTCTACACCAGTAGTAATCTTTTTACTCATCTCTATTCCTCACTTTCATAATTAAATCTTAAAACATAATGAAAGAGCTTGGACTTTTCTTCATAATTAGAACCTCCAAACTCTTTTAAGAAACCTTTTTCTTTCATTATTTTTTTTATAATTTTAACTATCTTTGTATAACTTCCTTTTGTGTACACATCTATTTGAATCGTATAAGTCGTTTCTAATTCTTCATTTTCAGCATACATTGAACCATTTTCATTAAGTATTTCATATTCAATATAAGGTGCTACAGTATTATCTGGAGCTTTTAAAAGATATATTTTAGGATTTTCATTTGTATCTACTCCTATTAATGAAATTAAGGCTTCATTATTTAATACTTCTTTTAATAACTCTTCAATCATTTAACTATCTCCTTAGCTATAATATTTACAGCTTGATCCGCTACTTTATCTACAGCATTACTAAAAAATCCAATATGTTTTTTATTTGTAGATGAACCAAATTCATTTTCTATATCTTGTTGAGTGTTTCCTCTTACTTCAAACCCTAAATTTCCATCAAACCTCTTTATTTTTAATTTCCAACTCTTTTTCATCTTGCTAGTTCTTACTGGAGAATTATCAACTACAGCTTGCCTTACTATTTCTCCACCTTCTTTTAATGCTCTTCTTTTCTTCTTATCAGAAATATTCATATCGTCAAGCATGTCAAAAATATCATCAAATCCTTTAATTTCAATGCCCATTATTAATCACCTGCAATTTAGCTTTTATTTTTAATTCTCTATTTAGGTACTTAATATTATCTGGGGGTTCAATAATTTCATACCTCTGTCCTTTAAAAAGAATAAAACAATCAGTATCAATATTTTTATAAAACCTAGTATGAAAAACTGTTATATTTTCCGATATATTTTGTTTACTATTCCAATATTCTTTTCCATAAAGGTCATTAACATCAGCCCAAGCTTTTTGAAAAGTAACATATTCTTCTATTGGAAATCCTTCTTTATCATAAGTACTTTCTAACCTTTGAAATTCAATTCTATGCTTTAGCTGTCCTATGTTCATATAAGATCACCTTGAGTATATTTTAATTGAGTTATTATAGTATCTAATCCAAAAGCTATTTTACTTACATTTTTGCCTACTGTTTCAACTGATCTGTTCTCATACCAATGAGATACTAATATTCTTATAGCAAGTTTATACAATTCTTTTTCATAATCTTTAGCAATTCCAGCATTAGTTAGATACTCTTCAGCACCAATCTGCAATCCTTTAATTAATGTATCTTCCTCTTCCCCATCAATTCTAAGAAACAACTTTAATTCTTCTAATTCCATAATTCACCTCATAAAAAGAGAATGAGATTTTACTCCCATTCTCTATTGACTATTCATTAAGTCTTTTGCTTTTAAATCTGCAATTAAACTATTAAATGCAGTTGCTATTTGCTGTGTAGTTGCAGAATCAGCAGCTAAAGCATCTACTTTGTTTAATTTATTGATTACTGCATCTGCACCTTTGGGACCAGCTGGTCCTTGTGCACCTGTTTCTCCTTTAGGTCCTGTAGGTCCTGCTGGTCCTTGTGGTCCAGCTTCACCAGTAGCACCTTGTGGTCCAGCT